TCAGGCCAATCTTCGCCCACAGCTGAGGAAGTTTAGGGCCACTCTTCCGGTCAAATGGCAAGATGAAGGAGCCATCGTTCGTCGCGGTGGACCCCTCCTGACCGGTTTCCATCCCGTCGTGCCCGATAATGGGTACGCCAATTTTCTTGCTGCGTTCCGCAAACGCTGCAATTACTATGATGCTGGCATTGCATCCCACAGGGTTATCAGATCCTCCATAAAACTGATTAATCTTCTTTGCCCCGAGCCCCTCCCGCAGTTCCAGTGGAATTCGGATTTGTTTGACCCATGGCTCGCTCGTTTTGAGCCAGAAAAACAAAAACGCATGCTTGCTGCCCTGGAGAATTTTGCACAATTTTCCTTAAAAACATACACTGGCAAGGATGTGTTTGTCAAGACCGAAGCTCTGCTTGTTGCACACAAGCCAAATTGGGCGCCGCGTGTTATCTATAAAGGTTCTGACCTTTATAACGCGTTATCTGGCCCCATGTTTTGGGAGCTGTGTAAGCGCCTTTCTGGCGTTTACGACAACATGAACGGGGCTTATCGCTTCAGGATGTCTTACAAGAAGACTCCTGAAGATTATATTCCTTTTATTTCAGGAGGTGAAGGAGAGTATGTGGAAAGTGATTTTTCAGCCAATGACATGCGTCAATGTCAGGACGTTATGCGTCTCGAGCTGATGATGATGCGAAGGCTAGGCTGCCCGGAATGGTTTGTGCGTTTACACTCACAGACTAACCATTTCCAGGTCAAATCCCGAGTCCACGGGATCAAAGCCGACCTCGATTATCAGCTGCCCACTGGCGCAACTGATACTACTTTCCGCAATACTTTCTGGAACTCTTGTATTCTTTATACTTTTTTGCGCGCTGAAAAAGCTGTGTCCTGTCGGGCTATGCTTTTAGGCGATGACATGTTGGCCCGCATCCTCGGGCTTCGCAGGCATGCCGCTAAACGATACGAAGGTATCGCTTTGGAGGCGAAAATGGTCGCCAAAGTGGCTCGACACAAGTCAATTGTTCAATGCTCGTTCCTTTCGAAGAGTTTTGTTCCCCGTTTTGCTACTTACCCAGTCATGGTTCCTCTCATTGGGAAAGCTCTTGGGCGTTTTAACTCGAGGGCCAACCGTAATGATGCTGTGACTGATTCGGCCTATTTCGCCGCTAAATCCCTAGGGTATGCCTACGAATTTCGTTTTATCCCGGTTCTTCGTGATGTGTTCTTCGACCGTTTTTTACATGAAGCACCTACCGCTCTGGCAGAAAAACATAAGCTCCGTCTTGTTGAGGGAGCTGACGTTTTGACATGGTCAGCGCGGGAAGCAGGCGTCACGTTGCGAAACGTGCGCGACAAGCTGATTGTATCTGAAGAATGGATTTGCGATGAATCGGATTTTAATGAATTTTGTCTGTACCGTTACGACTGCATGGCA